TTTCTTGACGTTTAGCATAAGATTTGACAGTCTTTCCTGTCAACCCAACTAGACCATTACGCTCCATTTCTGGCAAACGCCTAGCTACTTGGTGTCCGTCCATTACGGCAAAGAAAGCAATCCCGTCTTTACCTAGTGGGCCTTGTTCCTGTAGAGTTTTAAGGATTAACGCTGCATGGGCTTTGGCAAGGTCTTTTGCTTCGTCAGCCGCTTGCCAGCTTGTGATAGGGTCAGTGTTTCTAGCGCGATAGTGTTCCATGTTGCCTCCTAAAATGGCATATCGTCATCTTCGGGAAAACCCTTATCTTTAGGAAAGCCATCGTCTTTTGGCTTTGGCTCATTGATGTAAGCCCAACCATTCCAGCCGCCTTCCATCAGCGGGGTTACGTCCAGCTTCAGCATATCGCCGCTTTTGGTTTCAATGATTGACCCGATGCGGGTGTAGCGATTCTTTGTTGTACCTTGGGCATTGGTATATTTGCCGCTGATAACAGAGATTTCTTTTTTGATTTTGGACATGATTAAGTACCTTCAATGATTGTGTTAAGTTGTTGAATTTGCACGTTTACTTCAGCTAAGAAATTGACAATTTCCGCTTCCATATCTTGAATAAAAGCATCATCACGGAAAACCCGTTTGACAAATAGTTGCGCCTTGGCTGGCATCCTGGGGTCGAATACAACGTAATCGCACCAATGGCGACCCGTGCAAGCCATTTGGAATTGCATTTGTATGTTGTACTTGCCAGGCACTTTGCCGGTCAGCAGTGTGTCAATCATTGTTGCCGTGTTAGGGCATTTGATTTCTACTAGGCCATCAGGCCCAACAAGGCCATCAGGTGATGCGCCAGCCCACTCAATTAGTGGATGTGGCACAAACCCTACCTCCTCAACCATCACGCCCGTTTTGGCCTCATACGCTGCTCTAGCAAATGGCTCTTGCTCAGTACCCCATTCCATTGCAGCGTTGGTAAATCCTTCCGCTTTTGTTTTTGTAATGTTTTCACAGACCAGTTGCGCCATGTAGTTGTCCCGCGAAGTGCTGTAGCCACTTTTGGTTTTTGCCATTAGGTCGGCAACCCGTGAAGCGGTTACTTTGCCTATACGGGCAGTAAACCATTCGTCCGTCCCTTGTTCCATCAAGCCAGGCCATGCGTTTGGTAGTGTTAAATCAGACATTTTTTAATTCCTTTAAGCGTTTGTTTTTTACTGCAATTACTTTTGCTTGCCAAGCCTGGTCGCCATCGCAGCAGGCATAAGCTCCGGTGTAAGCAAGTTTTAATTCGTCTACGGTTGCACAGGCAGCCATAACGCCTAATTGCTCCTCAATAAACTTTACATTCGGTTCTGAAGGCTGGACAACCTCACGTTTGCGACTGGCGGCGTTACCGTCATCATCCTCTGGAGCAATACCACAAGCTGCCATCAGGCTGTACCTACGGGCGTAAGTCAGCGCCGAGCCGTACCCCTGCGGGTCTTGCTTTGCAGCGGGAACGTGCAGCTTGCCGCACTCCAGCATCTCGCCTGATTCGTGGACAAATACCGTTTCCACGGTCACGCCTGTATCGTCTTGGCTTGTGCGCTGGATAAGGGCTATTCCTGCGGCATTTAAGCTATCTACAACAGCCTCCACGCATCCAGCAAGGTCAACATACTTGCTACGGAAATGAGGGTTGGTAGACGTTTTCAAAGCCGGTGCAAAGCCGCGCTGGGCTTTCACAAGTGCTGATGCAATGTTTTTCATAATTTTCTTTCTTAATCAATGCTGTTAATTACGTTAATAATTTTTTCGTGAATTTTTTTTATGTCTGTTTCAATATCGGTTGTTTGCTCTAAAGTTCGTAATGTTTCTTTAAGCAATTTGTACATTTCTGGCGCAGCTTGTGCTATGTACCATTCTTGTGAATAAGTTTTCATTACAGCGCCCATCCATAAACAAGTACCCAAGCCAAAGAAATGCCGATAGCTACGGCAAGCGAAATATCTGCAAGTTTTTTATTCATCATGCTCTCCAAATTGTTGAATTGATGTCCAGAGGTTGTCGCTCACATCGTCCAGGTTGTCGGACAGGCCGTTGTGAATGTCGGGGAAGTTTTTGCAAAGCGACCAGTTCATGTCGTTTAGCAACTTTGCCATTTCCAAGGGTGGAATCAGACCGCGCGTTAGAGTATTGCGGAAGTCTGACAATAAGATTGAAATTTCTTTCATGCTGTGTACTCCAGTGCGCTTAGTTTGCTGATGCGGGTATTGATGTCCATCACGGTCTTGTTGTAGTCGGACATTGCCTGTACCTTCTTAGCTTCTAACACGGCGATTTGCTGTGCCGTTGGGTCGTAATCGTCCGGCACTTCGACCTCAATCTCTTGCTCACCAACGTAAGTGCGGTGATCGTCATCTTGCAGCTTGCAATAAAAGACTTGGAATTCTCCTATGGTTTGAAAGCTGTATTTGGTGAAGTGAATGTGTGCTGTCAGTTTGATTTTCATGATGTTTCCTTTAAAGACCCTTGCGGGATTGATGGGGCCGAAGCCTCAATGTTGTTAAGCAATTTGCTCGTTAAGGATTTCAACGGCTGGGCCGTACTTTTGAACCAAGTAATCCTTGCTTTCCTTGTTATAAGGACGCGCTATGGTGTTGTATTCACCCTTACTGTAAGTCTCATTTGGTTTGCGAAAAAGAACCTTTTTGGCACATAGACGTTTAAGTGAACGCTGTGTCAAATATTGATTAAGCAAGTCATTGCAAATGATTTCGCAATCTTGAGGCATCACGCAAGACTCATTTGTTTTAGGGTCGATGAAGTTGCAGACCTTGGGTGGCAATGTCTTTGCCCACTCATTGATAAGTTCAGCCACTGCATGAGGGTGAACATTGTCACACCCGCCTTGCCCATCATTCTCTACTGTTCCAACTTTTTTGCCATCTATGTAAATAGTGGCTTGAAAGCAATGTGTCTCATGACTAGCAAACTCGCTGTGCTTAATGTTTTTCAGTTGAATGTTCATTTTGATGCTCCTAAAAAGACCCCGAGAAGTTCGGGGCATGGCTTATTCTAAATCACAAATGTGAAGCCTTCAAGCCCTTTTTTCAACTTTTTTCCAACTATTTTTATAGGTACTTTCCCTAATAGGCCCGTTCACAAGTGTGATATGATGCGCGGATGGACATCTTAGAAATCGCAATCAAGGCATCGGGCGGCACAGGGCGGCTGGCCTACGTCCTGGACGTAAAGCAAAACGTGGTGAGCAACTGGCGGCAGCGTGGCGTGCCAAAGGGCTGGCAACAAGTTCTGCGCTACAAGTTCAAGAAACAGATTGCCGAAGCGGGAAAAGTGGTATAGAATTTTGACATCCCTTGGCGGGGATTCTTTCAGCAAGACTTAGACGGGATACTGCTAGTGCTGACTAGTCCGCCAACACCGGAAACGGTGAGTGTCCCGCCTAAGTCTTTTTTTTTGGAGACTTAACAATGAAGCGACCATCGTTTCAGTTTTACCCAGCCGACTGGCTGCGGGACACGGCGCTGCGCTCATGCTCAACGGGCGCAAGGGGATTGTGGATAGACATGATCTGTTTTATGCACGAAGGTAATCCATACGGGCATCTGAAGGTTGGCAACAAGGTTATCCTTTCGACCAACCTTGCATCTATGGTTGGTGCAACCTTGAAGGATGTAATTGATTGGCTGGAGGAACTGCATCAGGCCGGAGTTTACGAATTGGGTGAAGGCGGCGAAATCTACTCCAAGCGCATGGTCAGAGACGAAATCCTGCGAAACAAGAGGGCAGAAGGTGGAAAGCTAGGTGGAAACCCTGCATTGAAGGTTAACCATGAGGATAACCCCAAGGTTGAAATTGAGGATAAACAAAAACCAACCCCTTCATCTTCATCTTCATCTTCATCTTCATCTCCTTCTTCATCTTCATCTACTACTTCATCTACAAAGAAGAATACAGTCGCCCCGCCTAGCGGCGTGACGGATTCAGTTTGGCAGGATTGGATAAGTTTGCGTAAAGCCAAACGCGCAGCAGTCACCCAAACCGCTATTGACGGCATAGAGCGCGAAGCACGCAAAGCAGGGGTAAGCCTACAGACAGCCCTAGAAACCTGTTGTGCAAGGGGCTGGACAGGGTTTAAGGCTGACTGGTTGAAAGACAAAGGCGAACAGAAATCCTTTGCTGAAAAGGACTACGATTTCAAACGCGCTCGATGGGAAGCCATGACCGGAAGAACGCAAGGCGAAGAAATGAAACCATTTTTGGAGTTAGAAGATGACGCAACCAATTGATCGCCTGTTTGAACGCCTGTCCATGACCTACGGCATTTCTTGGGACAATTCGCTAGGGTCGGCGCCATTGAACGAAATAAAATCACATTGGATGCATGAACTATCGGGTTTTTTGAAAAGCAAGGAATCCATGATGGCTATTTCTTGGGCGCTTGACCATCTTCCCGAAAGGCCACCAAACCTGGTGCAATTTAAAAACTTGTGTTTCCAAGCGCCAGCGGTGGAAAAGCCGCAATTGCCTAGCCCACCGGCTGACCCCGAACGTGTAAAGCAAGAATTGGCAAAACTAACTGCATTTCGAATGGGGCCAGGCGTAGACCCAAAGGCATGGGCGCACAAAATTTTGAAAGATTATGCAGATGGAGTTAAAAGGCCGGTAGCAGTTGTTCAAATGGCGCGTGATGCGTTAAGGATGTCGGCATGAGACGCGCAGCTAGGGTGGATAGCAATCAAGACCAAGTGATAACGGCACTACGGGCGGCGGGCGCTTACGTTTGGATTATTGGCCTGCCAGTTGACCTACTCGTAGGGTACAAAGGGCATACGTTTCTGGTAGAGATTAAAGATGGCCCTAAAAAGCGTTTAACGGCGCTCCAAGAGGCTTTTTTTGCAAAGTGGGCCGGAGGTACGCTAGTGCGTGTTGATGGCCCTGAAGCGGCTTTAAGAATGATTGGAGTGATTGAATGAGCAATCTAGACCGAGCGGTTGACTATTTGCGCGACCATGCGGGTGACTATGCCGTAGCAGAAGCCCAACTGGTCTACATGACGGAATTGCGAAAGACCGTTAAAGCACAGCTAATGAAAGACTTTGAACTGCAAGGTCACAAAACTACCGCAGCACAAGAACGGGAAGCCTACGCAGACTCAAAATACACACAGCATCTTCTAGCATTACAAGCGGCAGTAGAGCAAAGAGAACGCAGTCGCTGGCTAATGATTGCCGCGCAAGCCAGAATTGAAGCGGAAAAAGCCAATATGTATGCCAATGGACGAACCGACAAGGCTATGCGATGATGTTTCCAAAGACCAAGTATCTGCGGGACAAAAAGCGCCTGGAAGCCTGCCGAGCATTACCCTGCCAACACTGCGGTGCAGAGGATGGGACAGTAATTGCGGCTCATGCAAATAATGCAATATACGGCAAAGGTCGGGGAATCAAGGCCAGCGATGAGTTTGTGGCTGCACTGTGCTTTACTTGCCATGCCAACCTCGACCAAGGCAAAATGAGTAAGGACGAAAAATCACAAATGTGGCACAATGCTCATATGAAAACCAAAGAAAAGTTGGACAAATGACTAATCCCGCAGACAAGGTAGAACGCTGGAGCATTGACAAACTGATTCCTTACGCCCGTAACGCCAGGACACATTCGGACGAGCAGATAGGCCAAATTGCGGCAAGCATCAAGGAATGGGGCTGGACTACGCCAATTCTGGTAGACGAGACTGGCGGCATTATTGCAGGGCATGGGCGTACATTGGCGGCGCAGCGCCTCAAGATGGCCGAAGTGCCTGTGATGGTGGCAAAGGGTTGGAGTGATGCTAAGAAACGGGCTTATGTGCTGGCTGACAATAAACTGGCGCTAAATGCTGGATGGGACAATGAGATGCTGATGCTGGAGTTAGGCGAGATTGGCGACCTTGGTTTTAATATGGACTTGATTGGCTTTGACCCGTCTG